TGCTAAGTTGGCCTTATTTTTTTGGGCAATATAATCAATAGCGTGTTGGTTGCCAGCGATTTCGTCTGCAGTTTTAGGATAAAGATCATTCTTAATATAGTCTGCAACGTTGTTATAGGTTGCAATTCTTTGGCGAAACCGAATTTTATCAGAAACATTGAGGTCTCTTGTAACTTCATTAGCAGTATCACTGTAAAGAGGGTTACTTTTTACTTGAGTAAATTCTCCACTTACTTTATCACTTTTAAAAACATGTAACTCGTCACCCATGCGAGCATGATCAAGACCTTCAATAAATTGATCGACTGCCTTAGGGTTATTACCTAGTTTTCCTTTTAATATATTTTGTTCAGAGATTGGTGCGCGCGAAGCCGCTCCTTCTTCTGCTGTACCTGTAAAATAATCTGGATGAGGATATACAGGCCCTGAGGTAGTAGACTCATAGCCATTTTCTAGCCGCCCCTTGGCCAGTTCAACGATACGGTCATACCTTTTACCCTTGCCAGATCTTAAGATTTTCTCAAAGTCTTCAGGATTTTTAGCACCAACCTCTCGGTAATAGTCCGGGTAAGAGTTATCATCATAACGCCCGTTAATTTCGCCATTAGAGTCTACTGTCAATCCCTGGGTGCGAGTGGCGTTTTTTACTTCATGGGACATTTGCTCAAGTTCTTGTTTAACGAGATTATCATTCAAGGCCCCGCGGTCAATAGTAGATTTATTATGGAGTCCCTCGGTAATAGTATCAATTCCTTGGTTTATGACCTGTAAATGTTGTTTTAGTAGGGCTTCGTCGGGATGAGACTTAAGGGCATTAATAATATTATCATGCTGAGCTAGGACGTTTTGCTCATCTGGTGTTAAAATCATTTCATTTTTATTTAGCCAATTAATTTTAGTTTGGCGGTTTTTACTTTCTATTAAAAAGTCCTTTTCACTCTGATCAGCTCCCTTTAGTGATCTATGTTTAACATCAAAATCACTGATGTTATTTTTTAATCCAATATCCTGTAGTCCTTGAGGGGTACTAAAATCAGCGCCATTTCCGCTAATGTTTTGCGGCCCCATTACTGTCGATTTATTTCCGTCCTGGTGGGTGTATGTCACCTTGTCATTATTAACTAATGGTTGACTGGGATCAATCGGAGCTGGCTCAGTTTTAACTTTAAAAGTAGTAGCCTTGGGCCCTAATGGTGAACGTAGTCGGTTAAGTTCGTCAAAGGTTATAGGCTGAGTACTAATTCCAGGTGGTCCCCCACTAGGTCCCCCACTAGGTCCCGTAGGATCTTCAGGGTTGGTGTATTTATTAACTGTTTTATCTAATAACTTTTTGGCGGTAACTTTTGACTCGGCCACTGACTTAAGGGCCTCGGCTCCCGAATGCAAAACTCCGTGAAAAATAGAAAAGTTAAGCGCATCCTTAGACATATTGTCCAATAGTGCATCACCAGAAAACGGTTGATCATCGACTAGCTTAGGTAAAGTATAATTAAGTGCTCCGAATCCAGTACCTTCAATTCCTCCAACAATAGTTTTTTGGGCAATTCTACCTAGGGCCATGCTAGAAGCTTCGCCTATTAAAGGTTTAGCAACCGCTGAGGCACCTTTTCCAAGAACTCCCATTACACCCAAAGGATCAGCGACATAGCCTGCTACTTGCCCAGCTAGCGCCATTCCAGGATTCCACTCTTTACGCTCTTGATAGTTTTGTTCGTAACTATTGCCTAGGTCTTTATCTACTGCGCTGATAACTCCCTTAATTATTGGGTGGGCCATGCTAAAGGTTGCAGCATCGGCCAATCCTTCTCCTGCAGTCATTAGGCCTTCGCTCGCGTGTTTTTGTTGAGAAGCATAGTCATTTTTTTGACTAGGACTAGCTAGTTGATAACCGCTGGCCGGATCTTGTAGGATGCCCTCTGCCTGATGTGCTGGAACGGTTATAATTTTACCCGAGAGATCCATTAGACTCATTGGAGTACTCGGATCTACGGGGTTCCCAGTTTTACTATTTAATAAGGCCATTTTTTTTTACTTGTTAAGGTTAATGATCTTTTCGGCCGCCGGACCGCCTTTAATGGCCATTCTACCAGCATCACGCGTACGCTCTAATTGCACCCTTGCTCTCGCTTGGGGGGTTAGATTAGGGCCTGGGATAACTCGTTTTAAATAGTTGGCAATGTTATCTTCAGTTAATCTTGCACCTTCATTTTTTGCTAACTCGGCCGCTAGTCGAATTGAGGTAGTATAATATTCTGAAAGGTCTGATTTTTGAGCATTATCTCTTAACTGAGGAGAGCCTCTAACGATCATTTCATTAATTAAGTTTTTAAAGGTTCCTGAGTTATAGTCCTCATTAGACAAAGCTCTTAATTGATTTTTATCAAGAATATTGTCAACCGTTACCCCTTGAATTCCTTTACTCTCAAGTTCTACCAAACGCTTGGCCGCACCTTTGCCCTTAATGGTTTGCTCTGCTGCTTCTCCGGCCTGTGTGGTAAATTTATTTTGATCTTTAGCATATTTCTCCGCTTCAATTTGGCGGCCCATTTGCTTTTCACGCAGATTGGTATTAGTTTTAGCAATATCAATATTGGTCTTCTTGACCTCCATTTCTTTCCCGGCAAGGGCCAAATGCTGGTCTCCAATCATTTTAGAATTCTTATTAAAAAGATCAATCGCGGCAGCATTGACGTTTTCTGGGTTAAGCGCCATTTTCGCCTGTCCCATCGCTTTTAATGAATCAACGTATCCCTTGTAGAATCCCATAGTATTTTGAATGGCCTCTCTCATTGAGTCGCCCTGCTTTAAAAAAACACTTAAAACTCCGCGCTTATTCTCACTTTCATTGTTAGCATCTTGAATTTGAGCTTGGATATCGCTATTAATAACCGCCCTCAAGGGGCCGTCAGCTTGCAAACCTCCAAAGGCCGCACTTACTAAAAAAGCCAACTTATTCCCAGTTGATCCCTGGTTCCAGATACGATTAGGATCAATCTTTGAAATGTTATTAATCTCATTAACCTGATTATCAATTTTAGTATAAATCTCTTTTTGACGAGCTTGCATTGCTGGCAAAGTACTAAGTGCATTTTCATATTGATCTTTAGCGGAAGTGGCCGTAGCTAGATTTTGAGAAGCATCATTTTGAGCAATCTTTAGCGCATCTTCAAAGGGAATTTGTTTCTCTTGTGCAATAATTTTAGCGGCAGCATTTACACTTTCGGGAGTTTGCACCATGGGAAGTTGTTGCTCTTTCCCACTAGAAATATGCTCTACACTTGATCGAGGATCTTTAGCTCCAGTGGTAACATTAGGACCAGTGTTGGTCACAGTTGAACTATCCGCTCCTGCTTCAACCGATGGAGTCTGAGAGATCTCTCTTCCCGTTTTTTCATCAATTGGGTGTCCTCCTAGTTTACCGCCTACAATACTGGCCTGTGTGGGAGTGAATGGATTAAGTGTATTTAGTAAAGTATCTTTCCAGTTGGCCGGATCTCTTCCCTGGGCATTTTGCCCCGGAAGATCATTATTATCTTTTAGACGATTATAGTTTTGATCGTTCATATAGTCTTGCTGGTCTTGCATTTGCTGATCAGTGCGGCCAGGAGCTTGCTGAATCGAATCTTTGGCCTGAGAATCTTCTGGGATTGGGTCTCCTCCTATAAAGTCCTGCCCTATATCTTCCGGATTAATCATTGGGGTTAATAGTTCATTTTGTCTTTTAAAATGCTCTAATAAATCTTTCATTTATTTACTTCCAGTTTGAATCATCATTAATGAAATCAGTTTGCTCTCTAGAGGTCATAGCGTTTTTCCCACCATTACTCCAAGGTTGACCTTGAGGGATTCCCATTGATGCCCCTCCGGTTGCTACGCCCGCGATAGTTCTTGTCAATGCTTGCTGTTGAGCCGATTGCTGCTTAAGATCTTCAGCATTACGATTCATCATTAAGGTTCCTAGCATATTTTGATTAGCTTGCTGCTCTTGCATACCCATGAGGCCTGCGTTTTGAGCTGTCTGACCTTGAATTCTTGATCCTGCGATATCTGCCATAGTTGCTTGGGCCGATGGGTTTAAACCCTTTGTTTGAGCTATTCCTGAAAGAACATTGCCCATTCCTGTATTGGCCATGCCTTTATAGGCCTCTGTCGCTATACCGTTAGGGTTATTGGCCCTTTGTTGTAACATTTGTTGGTGCTGATCTAACTGACCGTCAAAAGCCCCTGTATTTTGTGTAAGCCCTAAGGCCCCGGTGACTGCACTCATATTAAAGCTCCTTTTTTAAAATTATCGCATCATTATTGCTTGAGTGGAATTTAAAACCTCTCTTTAGTGTTATTTGGAGATTAATATCTACCTGAGGAATATGTCGGTTAATAGAAGTAAAGAGCCACTTACACTTATGCATTTCTACCGCTTGCAATTCCAGGTTACTTAAAAGTGAAGTACCTTTTTGTAATTTGCGAGAACTTGGATAGATATACATATTTTCCAGATAGCAATTACCCTCACTGTTAATAAAATAATTAAGCCATCCATGCTCATTTTCTAAAACATACGAACCAATTTCTCTAAAAAAATCCAATGGATTGTTAGTAGGATTTTGCATCTGGTGTCTTACTTGGCCCTTTTTTGGCCCCAAAGGTAACGGATATGTTTGAGAGAGCAAAGCATTCTCCTGAGTTTAAGCTTATGTTAAGCGGTACATCTTCAATTTCCATCCTGAAAGATTGGCAGTTTTTACGAATCATATCAATTGAAATTTGATAAACTCCATCGGTCTTAGCTCCACTTTCAATTTCGGAGCTAGTAGGACGAGTCACTAGGTTGTATTGAGTACTCGCCAATGGGTCTATTGTATAAACGTCTGACGCATATTTTTCATAGTCGTAATAAAATGAAACTTTAACTTGGTGATCTGTTTTAAAGTCACCCAACAAGAGTGCTTGGTAGACCTTTTCCCAGCCTTGTTTTTTATCTACTACTACCCATGGGCTTGAAATCTTTTGAATGATTGCTGTCGATACCCCTGCTTGTAAAATCTTTTTATGGGTACTTGATTCGGTAAAAACCCTTCCATCTGTTAAAAGTAGTGTATATTTGCCTTTCCAGATACAAGCGGAAGCCGAAGGAAGGTTAGTAAACCATGACCAAGCATTTGCGTAATAATTATAAACTAGGATTTCGCCTTCCAAGGTTGAAAATCTGATCTCATTTACCTTTTCTAGTAAAATGGCCGAAGTAATTGTTCTTGAATTAAATCTTTCTACTGATGCTCCAATATATGAGACTTGAAGTTTTCTATCTAAAAGATAGATCCCTTTGTCTGACATAAACATAAGGCCTTGAGGCCCTAGAACAATTGAGCGCGATGAAATGCACCCAACGTCTGCAGTTATAAGCTGAGGTGTAGCAAAATCATTCTGAGTATTGGCCCTGCTTGGTCCTGATCCGGTCATATATAAAACTGATCTTTCTTTGAAAATAAATAATCTTCCATCCATTGCCGCCAGTCCACTCAGATTGTCTTCATATAATCCTCGCTTGTCATAGACATCAACATAGAAAATATTTTGATTAAACTCTGGGCCATATCCCGGAATTCTAGCCTGTGAGTATGCTAATGATTTAGGATTATCCTGAGAAATAAAAAATATTCTATCCTCATGTATGGCCGAAGCAATACAGTTTGTGATTACAGAAGTGGGAAGATCTCCCCCTGCTGCAAAGGTTGCCGTAGAATATAAATAATTGTCGGGAAGTGTATTATTTGAAATAGAAGGTGCAGCATACTTTGAAATAGAAACTACATATTTCCCAGAGTTAGATTGGCTCATAGGGTTAAAGAAAAAAGATTGGTTTTTGATAAACTGTGCACTGCCAAGTTTAACGTAGATAATAAGCTCAATTAAACTTTTTGTAGAAATAATTGGAGCATAAATATCAAGCTCTATTTTTTGGTTTACACCTCCACCACTTAAAACCAATGGATAGGTTGATCCAATAATATTAGACAAGTCACTGTAAAAAATTGATCCGGTAGCGTCAGTCCATTTGTAAATAGCAACAATCTGATAAGTACCATTTGACAGGAACCCACCAGTTAGGTAGGTCTGTGTATTATTTAAAAATGGCTTATTGTTTAGACCCATTTCGCTAAAGTCTGCCCCATCATAATAAGATGGCTGGGCATTAAAAATATTTGATTTCCCACCCATTTCTATCTGGGAGCTGCTATTTGCAGAAGTTAAATCTAGGGTAAATAATCGAGTAATGGGGTTAGTGCTTCCACTTGTTTTACTCTTAACTGGTAAAACCCATTTCCCAGAGATTGAATACATCTTCTTGGGAGCGTAAAGGTAAAAGCCCCAAACATTGGTTAGGTTATAATTATTAACATTATAATCATCATTTTGCGAAACACTTGTAGCATACATTGAAGCGACGAGCGCACCAGTATCTACGCTAACTACTGCAAAGATCTGATTGATTCCAACAGTTGAAACTCCGAGAATATAATAAGATCCATTCTGGAGAAATAACTCTCCTACTGGAGCAAATCCTACAATGCCATTTGATCCAAAGTAGCTATTAACTATCTTAAATGCCGAAAAGGCAAAGCCCTGGCTTGCCGTTCCGCCCGTCTGGGCCACTTGTGAAACACTGTGGAAAACATACTTAGCGGTATTATCACTTAAAACAATATGACTATAATGAGGGCCCATAGAAGAATAGTCGGCGTAGTTTTGCCCAGCAATATTGCTAAAGATCATGGCCATAGTTGTAACCGAGTACGCTTCTACCATCAAGAAGGCCGAACTTGACCCATTAAAAAAAGAACAATAAGAAACATAAATAGTTGACACGTCTCTAGCCGCAATCCTAATAGAGCTAAAAACACTCGTCCCAAAAGTTACCTGGCTTACTACAGCAAGTGTATTAAAGTTTAATTTATAGATTTCATGCCCAGGGATTGGTGAGTTATCAAGCTCGGCCCAGTAAAGAGCTGTCCCATCTGTAAAAATATCTGAACTTAGAAGGTTTTCATATCCAATGGCACGATTTCCAGTACCATTAAAAACAAGCGTGGCCGTACTTTGAAATATGTTAGAAGAGCTATTAAAGATATATTTTTCAAAAACAATATTTCGGGCAATATTTAGCTTAATAACAAAAAAACTATCGCCAAAAGAAACGGCCTGAATCCAGTTAAAGACATGTCCTTCGGTGGGAATATTTAACAAGGTATCTACTTCACTTTCAATAGTATTTAAAACTGCGCCATTTTTATCCGTAAAAGTATGAATAAGGTATCTGTGATCAAGTCCCACGTATCCTGTAAAAACTGTTCTAGTGATAAACCCAATATGGAGATTATAATTAGCAGCACTAGAAAAAACTTCCCCGTATGAATCCATGGTGTCAATTTTAGACGATCCTATTCCATCAATCTTTCTAAACTGTGTTAGGTTTTCATAATATTTATAGGCACCTTTTTCGGTCTGGGCCAGCAGCTCGCTCCCCTTAGTAAAAATACTCGAATAGTATTCATTGGGTGGAAGTGTTGCCAGTAGATCGTATCCATTCATTTTCTTGGCAGTCGTATCACCCGAGAAAACGACATTTATCATATCTTGGTTTTTGGTGTTAATTTGCCCATTAACTTTAGTCTCTGTCCCATTAATAAGATCGAGAGATATTTGCTGTTTTTGTAATGCCATAAATTCCTAACTTAAAGAAACGGTAAAGGTTCCTGGATCATGGTCAAAGGAGAATGTTGCCGTAGTTCCGTCTGAGCTTACCAGTGTTGATTTAATCGATCCTGCTGTTGTGTGAGATAATAGAAAAAAACTAGTAGCAGGAGTTCCTAGGGAGTGCTCAACTTTAAAAGTATTACTTCCAAGATTAGTTACTGTTCCACCCAAGCAGCCATGAACTGCACTTTTTTTGTCTAACTGCCGTCCGACATTATCCTGGAATCTTTGGCTTGAAATATCATCTAGGATTTCTCTTGGAAAACTCATTAGTAACCTTCCATAAATCGATCATTATATCTTTGTTGTACATCTTGAACTTTAAAGGAATGTCCCATGTCACGATTCTCGGCCATGGCATTTATGCGTAAAACTAACGCCTGTTTTTGGGCCGCTAAAACACTAACGTCAGACTCTTCCTTTTGAAGCATTTTAATTGCTGCATCCACTACAACATACTCTTCCCAGCCATTAATCCCATCGAAGGTGTCGGAATCACCGATAAGTTCCGGGGAGGCCGGAATATAATACATCGTTAAGGCATTTACCGAAGGAGTTGGAACGAAGTCGACTGTAGAAGCTTTGAGGTGGTAGCGTGGCCCTTGGGCCATACTATTAGCTGACCAGTTAGATCCATTTTGGAACCTAGCTCTTTCGTTAAACATGTAAGGCTTTAGAGTGATAAAGTTTGAAGCATTAACATTTAAGTCAATACCTTCTAATTTATAAAAGTCTGCCGGAAGAGCAAATTCTGAATTGATTCCATCTGTACTGAATTGATACTTCTTTAAATAATAGTCATTACCATAAGCCCCAACCAAGAGATCATAAAGCTCAGTAATGGAATTATTAACATATTGATTAAGCTCCGAATCTAAAATAAATCCAGAATTAACTTTGTCGGCCCTAAGGCGCGATTGGGTTCTAAGTTTGAGAAGGGTTGTGTTTCGGCTCATTTGTATACCCTTTAAAAGAAGAGGCCGGAACGCGGCCCCTTATGTGACGGTTTGCTTTTAGCGATTACTCACTATCGGGCGTTTCGTCGTTTTCTTCATCTTCTTTTTCTTCATATTCATCGTAACATGCTTTTATAAGCATCATCAAAGCTCTACAGGCCTTTTCAGGCTTATTTTCTTTAATGGCGCTCATTAGTTCCTTGGTTATTTCTAACTGGTGAGCATTCTCATTAATATCATCGCTAGGCTCTTTAGGTCCAAGCTTCATATTAGGAGACATTTTATCGATTAATACCGAGGCAATTTTTCTATTTCCTTCTAGCATATTCATAAATACCCCTTAGTTTAAAACTACGGTATTTTTATACTCAAGATCGATATACAGAACCGTCCCAGACGTTAAGTCGGCAGCTACACCACCAATAATAGTCATAAACTGAACTGTACCGGCCTGAGCGTTTACTGCCGTAAGCTGAACACTTCCAGCTTCAACCGTTGCCAAAAGTCTTGTGAAGTGTGCTGATAAAAACTTATTAAACTTAGGAAGAACTACAGTATAAAGTCCGGCAGAGTTTCTAGTGATTGAAGTAATAGAAATTCCGCGAGACAAAGTAGGCGCTCCAGCTGCTCCAATAATAACTTCAAGGTGCATTTTTTTAGCCGAACGCTCAATTGTTTGAGGGTTATGGAAAAGATTATTAGACATAGGGTTTCTCCTTAAGAAATTAAGACCCCCGGTACTTGCCGAGGGCCTGATTAAAAAATTAAGCTAACTTAATAACTACGTTATGCCCTGGAGCATCACAACCAAGTTGAAAGTATCCACCGACTCTTAACTCTATCGAGTCAGAAGTTGAGTCTCTTAGAACTTTGTTTCCATCAAGATCAAGAATTCTAATTGGCTCTTTCAAGCTGAAAAGTTTCCATGACTTAATAGTTAGGCCGTACATATAGTTGATTGGGCAAAATGGATCTGCAATTACGTTTGAAACACCCTTGTTAGTTTTAACCTGGATACCCTCAAAGCCGATGTCTGCACGTCCAGAGGCTTGGCTCACCATGTATTGAACTTTTGAACCAAGAGCAAGCTCAAGATTTCCCCAGTCAGTATAATTGGCCATAACGACCTCAGGCTTTCCGCCTTCTCTGTTACATCTAGTAAGTCCCTTAACAAGACCCTCTTCGATTGATAGAGCTGTAGCATCAAAGCGTAAACCAGCAAGGCGAGTTACGTCTACTGATCTATCTACAGAGAAAAATGAATCTCCTGAGGTAGGAGCTACGAATGGAAGCCAAGCTGCAAGGCCTGAAACTTTTGCATTTCTATCGCCTTCAGTGAAGATATAGTCTCCCGCTGCGATTGCTGTAATTCCTGAAAGAACAGAGCTTACAGTAATTAATCCTGAATCACGGTTTACACCAGAAATCAGAAGAGATCCACCTACGCGAAGAGCTCCCGTTGAAGCTGCTGCTGCGAATACGATATGCTGACCGATTTCAAACTTAACTACATCATCAGGGTTAGCTAATGTGAAAAATGCGTTAGTGTTAAGAAAACCTGTAGCTGAAATTGTCGCTAAAGATCCTGAACCATCACCATAAAGACCCCAGGCCAATGAAGTCGTTGCCGCTTCGATTGCTGAGTCGATTTCTCTTGTTAGTGCTTTAATGAATGCACCTTTTTCATTTTCTGAAGCTTCTGCTGTTTCATTATCCACTGAAGCAAGAGAGTAATCTCTAACTCTTGTTAAAACAAAATCTTTATAAACAGAAGATGTTTTGTTTGCTTGAGCCGTAGCAAAAACCGCTGAACGCCCTTGTGGGTTTCCGATTTGAATCGCTAATGGTAAAACTTTACCGTAAAAATTCTTGTCTTTTGGAAGCATAGCGTACAAAGGAAAATCTTTGTAAGTCATGTTCTCTACTCTTTGAGCTGTATAATATTCTTTTAAAATTGGCGCTGCGGCCGCTAGTCCTAGTGATGACATTTGATACCTTTGGTTAAGTTAGTTTATTAATGAGAAAATCTAATTCTTCAGCATCACTTTTAAACTGGGGTTTTCCTCCGGCCTCCGTAGCTGGTCGATAACCTTTGTTTGTCATGGTGACACTTTCTTCTTTCTCTTCTAACTGAACTTTCCCATCGGACTGATCTGCTTTATCGTTCTCGTACCCTTCTTCCTTGATAGACTTGAGAATAAAATCGCGTAGATGTTTTGATTTTAACGCATCTTTTACGTTTAATGCAAGCGTTTCATTAGTTTTTTGTATAGCTTCATCAATCGAGAGCATATTTTCGGCCGCATAATCTGCCCCATACTCTTCAACGTCCTTTGTATATTGCTCGTCTATTAGCTTATAAGCACTATCTGCCCCACCCAGTGCATCTACCATGGGGAATTTTTCTGCCAATTCTTTTGCCTTGCTTGATATTTGGGCCTTGAAGTCAGTAATGGCCTGGGTTTCTTTGGTGGATTTTTCAGTGGTTTCTTTTTCTTTGTCTAGTTCTGCCTTTACTAGCTTGGCAATTTCGGCCGGAGTCATTGCTTTAAGTTCATCTTTCTTTTCATCAACTGTCTGATCATCGTCCATTGCTTCTAGGGCCATACGGATTACATCATCTTGAGAAAGATTACGAGCTTTTGCCAGATCCTTGATAGGGTTTTTAGACTCTACGACACTGGCCGTATTACTAGAATCTCGGGATTTTGCTTCAAGCTCCTTGTTTCGCTTTTGGAGAGCAAACATTTCTCGTCGGTGTTTTTGTTCTCTTTCAATTCTCTCAAGTGCGCTTTGGTCTTCTTTTGGTTCAGGCGCTTTGGTTTCTTGAGTTCCTGTTTCATTGGCATTTTCTCCGCTGATAATCGAATCTAAGCTCGGTAATGCTGGCGCACTAACTGGCGCTGCTGTTCTTAATCCCATAAATATCCTTTTTACTGCTGTGCCGGTATTGGCGTGAGTGCTTTTTCTAATAGGGCGCCTGCGAAGGATTTACTAGTTCCTCCTATTGCTGCTCCTGACATTGCACCCATTGGGGAGATGTATGGATTTCCTATTTCATCTTTTTTCAAGTTGTCATAATAGCCTTCCGTGGGGTCAAAGTTATCACCAGAGTCAGCATCCTGACTCGCTGACAACTCATCTCCATTAGCATTGGTATTTTGAATAGGCGCTGATCGGGCCACTTGAGATGGAGGAGTAACAACCTCTTCCCCATTAATAACTGATCGTCCATAACCATCCGGCAAGCTTCCAGGGCCACGCTTAATGGTAGATATGTGCTGTATTGCCTTTTGCATGTTAGGATTGGTTAATAGTGCTTGGACTTCGGGGTGTGACTGACTAAGATCGGGTAGCATGGGCCGACCTTTTTCCATTAACGGAATTTCGTCTGAACCTTCGCCGGCCACACTTGGGGTTAATGATTTAGCGAGTGCTGATGCCAGGGCGAATTCTGCCAAGCCTTGGACGTTAGCTCTTCCATAGTCTCCGCGTACTTCTGGCATTTCATTATAAAGATTTTCAGTGGCGGTCTTGTTAATATCGGCAAACTTAGCTTCGTTGAATTCAATTCTCTTTTGAGTGAGAAAGCTATTCGCTTGCTCGCTTTTTGGGACACTGGTCTTTTCGTAATTTTGGGCCTGGTCGATCATCGGTCTGTCTGCCGATGGCTCGGCCCCTGCTTCCATGCTGGCTCTTCTCCATTGCTGGTATGCCCCACCGTCAACCCGCCCAGACACTGGTGGTTCGTATGGATCAAACCCTTTAAGTTTTAATTGTTCTTGTATTTCATCGTTTGACAACCCTGCGTTTCTAAGAATGTCTGTTTGGCTTCTAACATCCTTTGCGCTCATTCCAACTAAGGCTTTTCCGATTCCCATTAAGCACCTACCGGATTAGCTGACTGAGTATTTTGTCCAGGAGGTAGTGACTGTCCTCCTTGTCCGGGAGTAGTGGCCATGGTGGTTGGAGTTCCAGGTTGCGAAGCTTGCACTTGAGCATTAGGATCACCAATAGCTGGCTGAGGCATTGCCATTTGCATAAGCATATCTGCATCTTCCACCCAGCGCATTAGCATTTCTAATCTTTCTGGTTCAAGTTTTTGGTGTTTCATCTTGAGCCATACTTGTTGAAAGAGTTCTTTGCCGTACTGGAGGGCCTGTTGAGGCATTGGAGGGTTATAAACTCCCTCGTCTATGATATCGTACATCACCGCCATAATGTCGTCAGTGGCAGCATTATTGTATTGAGTGAACTGGTCCAGGTCAGGATAATCCATAAGAGAGCTTGCTTGGTTTTTATTAAGCATCCCAATAGACATGAGATCTTTAACGTCTTCAATTTTACCCTCTGGCGTAGTTTGTAAAAAGTTAGTTGGAAAAACTCTTTGGATATACTGGTCCCGAGCAATGTCGATATCTTTCCATGCAATATTTTCTATTTCTTTGTTGTTGAATGAAGTCGTTTTAAGAGAGCTATCTTTTTCGGAAACAAATTCACTCATCAAGATAAACTTCTTTGAGCAATTAACCATAAACTGATCGTAATCCTGGGCGACAATAGCAAAACGATCGGTCTCAATATTGTTAAAGGTTCTAAGCGCCTTACCAGAATCTAGTCCGGCAGGTTTAACTCCTGCGACACTCATTTGCGATAGTCCGATAATCTCGAAAGATTTCTCATATAAGGTTTGTAATTGAGTAAAAAGGACCGGAGGTATGGCCATTAACTGGTCATAGCTTGGCTTCATACCCTGGTAGGTTATGATTCCACCGATTTCATTATTTAAATGTTGTTTAACGATTTTACTATTAGCATCCATAAAGATTTTAGGAATAGATCCCAAGTGCATAGATAACTGAATAACCTTTAATAGCTTGTTAATTTCATATTGGATGCCGGTTAGCATTTCAGCTATCCCTTGCCCGTAAAATCCAAAGGTTTTTCGGTTCCATCTAAAGAATTCAAAAGGGTGCCATTCGTGGGCCCACTCTTCTGAGAACAATTCTCCAGAGTCAACCGCTAGAATATGTAGCCCATCTCCTGCTCCAGGGGCGGAAGGAAGCTTCCATCCCTCAATTACTACTGTCATTTGATCCAGACCCTGATACAGATAGGTCATATCGTTATCTGACTTAGACTTATCAACCATTGCTTTCTTTTTAGGATGCAAGGCCTTTAGTGTTCTACGTGGAACTATTTTAATCTGGTAATATTCCATTGGATCGTCATACATACATTGTACTTCATCGACTACGATCTCATCAATAAAAACTCTTTCAGCACAAATAGCAGTCTTGTACTCTCCACGCTTAACTAGCTTCTTGGTCGGATAAAACTTAATCGCTCCCGTACCAGTAATAGTTGCATCTTTAAAGATCCTCTGGCCTAATTGATACATTTTATTTTCTTCAAAAACTCCATCGCAATAAAGTTGAAGCTTTTCGGCCTCTTTCTTCATTTTGTAGTTACCTTTAAAGGTTAGAAACTGAGGTCTAGGCTTAGATTTTCCGATCCGCGCAGTTGCAGTGTCACACGCACTTTGCACCACATTCATGGTGAGAGTTCGATCGGAAAGAGTATTGGAGTATTGATAGGGCTTTAGCCCAGAGATCTCAGAGTTACCATAAAGCCTTACGTGTCTAAGGTTTCTATCAGTTACTCCAGAGGCCTGACGTGTTTTTAATGCTACTACATGATCAAACATTGCCTTGGCGCGGTCATTTTTATCTTGTTGATCCCACCAGATAATATTTTGGTTGCTGAATTCCATTTAAAGATTCCTTTAAAAAAAAGCCCAGCTCACCGTGCCGATGCGTATAATATGTCTTCGTCGATTATATCTGCATCATTATCATTTATGGTAGGAAAATCCGATTGACTTGGAGCACTTTGGATATTTCCATCATAAAAAGCCAAAGGGTGCATGTTTATCATCGTTCCATCGGGCAAATTAAGTTGATTGATTTTGTTTTCTCGGCATAATTGGATTAATTCTTTCAAGTTACCAATTGTCGATTGCACTGCTCGCTTCGGTGTTTTCGAAGAAATGGTCTTCGCTTCTGCTGTTTTCGTCATACTCTTCCATCCTTGTTGATAAGTCTTGATAATATTCGTCAGTTCCTAGGGCATAAATTGGTTTAGCAAGTTCGGCCATATAAGCGTATGTACATCGCCATGCATAAAGTGCCGAGTCTGAGCAATGGTTCTGACATCTAGGGTCTTCGACTTCTTTCTTCTCGCCCTTAACTGAAAGCCATTGGAGCCCTTGCCATTCTACCTTTAGAGGATCGCAAGTATTGGCCAGAAACTTAATAGCCCCTGTAATGATATCATCCTTAAGAAGTCTTAGGTAAATGGCCTTCCCGGTCTTCTCAGCTATTTCGAGTTCCGGAAGGTTCATCCGGTTTTTCATTTCCTCGATTCCCTGCTTATTGGCCCCATCTACAATGATTCTAGTCAAGGGATATCTTTCCTTGAGCATTTTAATGGTATCTGCCACTGCGGTAAAATCTTGTTCGGTTTCTTTATTAGAATAGATTCCATAGACCGATTTAAGAGAGTGAGAGGCGGCCACAATGGTGTATGAACTAGCATCGTTAAAACCCAGATCTACTCCGAGGACATAGTACCAGTCACGAGAATGAGGCAATATATCCACAAACTGCATTTTTGCTGCCGGGATAATAAGTAGATCATCATCAGTGCACCACTCATTGAGGTAGTGAGTCCTGAACCAAGAAGCTTCGGCAATTTTTGGATTCTTTAGGGTCATTTCGCTTATTTCATTATGCCAATTATCGCGCATAAAGGGATTGTCGTAAGTAGTCCAGCGGTGAATTGACCAGTCGATAACTTGATCTTTTCCCGTTGTGACCTTTTCAAAATAAGTATTAGGAATATTTTCACAGGTTCCCAATAATGTAACCCATGAGTTCGGGGCCAAATCGATTAAGGCCGGACGTAGCTTTTGATTAACAAAAGACTCAAGGTCAATGGTCATAGACCCAGCTTCATCTATAGAAACCTTTCTAAGCTTCTGTCCAAGAACTTTTGCCATTTCTCTCGGGGAACTATCAAGACCGAAGAGTCTTGTGCGTGATCCATTGGGATATTTAATAATCGAATCAGTTTCATTAAAAGTAAGCCCGAGAGCATGTTTTGAGTTAAGGTCCTTGAAGACATCCCATATAATTTCTCTTACAGAGCCAATTGTAAGACCCATGTAGACGGTTCTTGATCCTGGGAACTCATTGCATACCTCGATATGATCCATTGCCTCGGTGGTAGACTTGGCACCTCTCCGGGTAGTATTTAACGCTTTAAACCTAGAGCCTCTATCGTTCAATACCGCATTTTGCTTTAAGAATAAAGGCTCACGCATATCTATCGGGGCGAGTTTACCCTTGCGCTTCAAGTACTCAGATAATACTTGCTGGTTATCGATGGGCGTATAGTGGAAATTAAACATTTTTACTTTGTGTTTTTGTGGTGGCGTTTGACGACAGGAGTCTTAATTTTCAACTCTTCGGCAATTCCTAATAGTTCAACTTTTGGGAAAGTCATCACAATATCTTTGCGACGAGTAGCATAACGAATATTGGCCGTAAAAACATAAACGTCCTCCTCCCAGTCTGGGTGCGAAATAGTCAAAACGTGCTCATTGAGCTCTAGTTTAACTAAGGGGATTACTTCACTAGAAATCGTATGAAAGTTATTACGCTTTCCATTATGAGAGATTTCTATCGCCTGGTAACAAGAAACTTTATCTAGAATCATTACTTCCTTCCTATGTTCATTAGTAAATAATTATCAACTATAACCTTTTTATAAAACTGCTTAAGTCTTGCCGGCCGAATTTCTTCATTTACATGAGATATGGCCAGGGACTCGCGTGTCTTAATAACTTCGATAAGGTTTTTTAATAACCCAAGCTTCCTAAAGTCCTTCCGTGTGTGGGCATAATGAATTACATCAAAATCTCCCAGTGACTTCTCATAGATAATGAAACTATAAATAAGATCAGAATCTTCTGGGTCGGCGACTATCAACGTCTCGCAGTGATCCAGTAAGGAATTAATGATCTTGTTATGGCCTGTAAAATAGCTATCGCGGTTGCATTGCCTTGCGTGGCTTGAAAGAGCAAAGTGAGAATAAAGCATGGTCCTGGTAATATAGTCACGGTCTGAAGCACGGAGCTCCCGAACTATGAATTTAGTTATAGTACTCATTTCGATCTTTCCTTGATAAATTTATCCTGCTTTTTTTCCATGGCTATCTCTTTGGGATCTTGCTTGGCCTCGATGATTCGACGTGCTCTCTGTTCAAGTTCTGAGTCGGACATCTTAGACACCGCTAGCATTAAGTCATCGGCACTATCCCTCCATTTAAATCGGTTTTTCATTACGGCAAGATATAGTTGAGGGTTGAGCGTTTTAAACTCTTTAATAGCATCCTGATCCTTAATGGCCTGATCTTCCCACCAATAGAACGACTTCCAATAGGCGACTCTTAAACAAACTTCAAACTCCACATGTTTATTGGCCCAATAAGCAAGAGCTTCAGGAATAGAATTAATTTTAGCTGAGAATGATTCGATTGATCGACCTTCGGCACAATGGTCAAGCAGCTGGACGCAGTACTCTTCTTTATACTTAGAGGTGAAATGGAGAAAGGCTAATTCACTGATGGCCATTAGATACCTGATAGATTCTTTTTACTAATGTTTTAAGTGTATGAATACTATGAATAAACTTGCAAGTAATATATGTTATAGCTATAAACAAATTACGACTAAAAAGGTGCATTATTGGGATATATTTTGTAAAACTATTTGTGATATTATCCATTATTCCAGATACTTGAAAAAAGCACTTTTCATTTGACATTAAACTAGTCTGGTTATAGTCTCTATTTAACGAATCAAACAAACTTAATGGGGCATCATTATGACAATTCTAGTAACAATCAAAAACAACTACGGCACCGAAGCAATCTATCCGGTATGTGAGAAATCTAAATCCTTCGCTTCTTTGGCGGGTAAAAAGACTCTTTCTCGCTCAGACATCGCCACTATTAAGTCACTGGGCTTTTCAGTGGAAGTTCAACAAGAAACAAAAACACTTTAATTCATAGGGGTATTTATGACTAAAAAAGACTTCCTTCTCGACTCACTTAAAACTTTCATCTTACGCGAAGCTGTAATAACTCCCTCTTGTGACGTTTGCGGTTATGTTCATTCATTTAGCCGAGAAACAGTCAAGGGTATTGAAGGGACGGCATCTTTTAACTTTTGCCAAGAGTGCTTCTCGGTAATCGAAAGAAATGATGGACTTAATTTTGAAATGATTTCAACGGATGAGGTTTACTAATGAGAGCTATTAAAAAGGCATTGTGGACCATCGAGACGGGCGATATTAATAATGTTCGAGAGTTCTGTGATGAGGTTCGTGGATACTTACCATTACACGAGTCAATTTATGCGGTCATTATGTCTAATGGAGAAGTAATTGAGGTTTGCGTCGATTGCTCATTTACTTTTATGTATACCTCAGCACGCGAGGCCACGCGCATTGATCCTGAAACTGATGCTTCTGCGGAGTTAATTACTTGTCATATTAAAACACGCAAAGATTCAAAACCTTTAGACGTTACATGTTATTTAACTGAAGAATTTATCAAAAAAATGGAAACTAAATTATTAGAAGGAGAGTTTTAAATGCAAACAGTACAAGAAATTTCTATAGAACTAGATAGACTAATGGCACCACCGGGCCTACACACAATTTTTTATATTTTAAAATTAGTCTCGGGGTCGGTGGGCCCCTTGGAGGAAAAATGAAAACATTATTTTACGGCATGGTATTTGCTGCGCTTTTTGCTCCTCCTTTTTGGGGAGTGGTTCTTTTTATGTGGGTCTTAGATAATGAAGCGTAAACCTAAAGAATATAATCAGTTTAAAAAAGACATTTGCCAGGTTGGGATTGGATGTATTGGCCCCCTGGACGCGGATCACGTTAAAACCTTGGGGTCTGGTGGAAAGAATACGGAAAACAATATTATGACACTTTGTCGCTATCACCACGGTGAAAAAGGTCAAAAAGGTCTTCTTCATATGAGTGAAAAATATTGGAAAGTTAAATCCTGGCTGCTGTCTCATGGCTGGTATTTTTGCTCTACCCGTCTTAAGTGGGTCCATGATGGATAAAAAATATCTTTCTCGGAGTGAACGGGTGACCACTATGCTCCAGGCATGTATTAGGGCCATGAATCCGGCCGGAAGCTTTACTAGGCAAGAGGCATTTAGGTTTTTAAAGCTTAGTAAATCCCTATCACGGCATAGCTATACTCTCTTTAAAGAACTTCTTAAGGAAAAGATAATTAAAGTTCAGATCTACAAGGTTTATACCCTTGCCCCTGAGATTATGCGTTCTATGAGTATGGCCACTGAGGCTTTTGCGGAGAAAAACATCGAACATAGCGAGAAGACTCAAAACATTGCCAAAGACGCGATTGACTACTTAAACCATAAGCTTGATCGAAAATTCAAAGCGACACCCAAGGTTCAATCCCAGATTAATGCTCGCATTAGAGAAGGGGTCAAGGCAGAAGACTTTAAAACAGTGATCGACAAAAAATGTAAAGATTGGCTTGGGTCCAAGTTTGCTGCCTATCTTAGGCCAGAAACACTCTTTGGGACTAAGTTTATAGGATATTTGAATGAAGTAGAGAAGCAGCAGAAAACTGAAAAGATGGAGGCGTATGCGTTTGATCAATATTTTAAATAAGCTTTTTAAGCTAATCTGTAGGCGGAAAAAAGCCCAGGATACTGTATTCAGTGAAAGAGTTGTCCGTGATTTAAACTTGGCCAGAACTAGAATAAGCAAGCTTGAAAATGAAAATAGATGGCTCTTGAAGCAATTAGCAGAATCAGAAGAAAACATAACAAGGGGGAATAGGTGAATAGAAATAGGCTTGACGAGCACTCGTATCCTGATCTCGACCTAGATGATCGATTTCATAACTTCGAGAATGAAGAAGATCACATAATAGAAACCGAATGTCATAGCGAGGAAGAGGAATGAATGAGCTAATACCATGTGAAAAAGAAGGGCAGTGTGAATATACCGGGCTAAATACTTATTATAAATTTAGAGGGCATTATGTTTCTGAGCATTTTTTAATCGCAAGTCGCAAGCTTTGGTTAAAATTTAAAGACAGCGAACCAGACTTAACCTTTGATAAATGTGTTGAAATTATAATCGGAGCTCAATCTTATAGAGTCTTAATGGGTGATGCGAAAATGGAAGTCAGTGAACTAAAAAAGGGGGTCTCATGGAAACACAAAGTCAAAAAAATGCTTTACCGATAAATGTGGCCAAGCTCTTATGTCATCTGGCCATAGTTAAAAACGTTGAACGCACAGAAAAGCAAATTGCTGCCTATGCTGAATACCTGGTGAAATATTTTAGCTATGATGAAATTAGCAAGGCATCGGAGTATATCCTCCAAAGAAGTCCTTATTTTCCTGGGATCAATGACTACTTCACTATCTTGAGACCTATTGGGACGTTGGACCAAAGGGCCCTTGAGCTAACAGGAGAGTTCGAGATGGCAATTAAAACATCGGCCGGAAACTATCACTATTTTATCCAAAATAATCGTAGTGAACTTGTTCAATTTGTAACAGATTATGGCTTTAACGAATGCCAAAAAATGTATAAAAAAGATATGATTGAGGCATTTAAGTCTATTATTAATAAACCATCCTTCTTTTTGGATACTATCAAGGGTACTAGCAATGAAAAAGCAATCACAAGAGCATAATCATCAGGATTACCTAGATATTTTATCGGTAGCACTCAAGGCCGAAACTTATTCTATTCTGGATACTGAGAAAATTGATAAAATTCTTTATCGAGTTAAAAACAACCTGGGGTTAATCGAAGACCTATCAAAAAGTAAGCGGAAGGGAGCAACTGAGAAAATTGAAAAGAATGGAACTACTTTTTGGTATTTTTGCTTTATTGCATTTCTCTTGCTAACAATGAAAATGATCATCGAAAATTACGTTTATAAATATCATTACTAAGGGGCACTAAAATGACAAAAGATCAAAAACTACTAAACGACATTAAGCAAATGACTATCGGAGAAAAAGAAACCGATTCTGGATGGGTTAAGGATGAGGTACCTAAAGAAATGTCCGTCAAAAAATTGACACCAGAAACTAAAAAGGGCCTGGAAATGATCGATGGTAACTATACTCTCAACTCTATGGGAGAGCAATTGGCCTATGCTCAATACCTAATGGATAATTTACTGGTAAGCGACAGTTTTAAGAAAGCCTCGCAGCTCGTAATAGCCATTCAAACCATTAAAGAGTTTGGGCTTCCTAGTTCTTCCCTTAAAGATTTTTACGTCTTAAAAGGGAAGGTGGCGATCTTTGGTGATACCTATTTAGGGCTTATGCACTCATCGGGATACCTCGAAGAGTTCCAGGTTACTTTCTTTGATGAAGTTGGCAACTTAATTGAAAGACCTAAGAAGGGCCAGGTCTTTTTTGGGTGCGAGATTTATGCCAAAAGAAAAGGTCACGATTGTGGATCTAGAATTTCGTTTACCATGGACGACAAAACCCTCTCTGGGACTACTAATGAAACCTGGAATAAACACCCCAGAGATATGCTTTTTAGGAGGTGCGCTGGACGAGTGGCCAAATGGCTTACTCCAGATGCTATTCGTGGGCTTTATTTTGGGGACGAAATGGAAGATTATAACGACAAAACTAGCGATAAAGAAGCGGCCAGTTTGGCCACACAAGTGTTTTCGAGTTAAACTATAATTCTCACGTTCATCAAGGCCCCTTTGGTCTTTGATTTCAATTGGCCCTTTTCGGAGGGCCTTTTTTATTCATCCAAAATTATCAAATCGTTCATATCTACAGAAAATCCTAATTCTTCTATAATGGCAATCGCCTCGAATCTCTTTAGATTATTTGAAACTTCAATGTTTTTGTTTTTGATAAAACGAACCAGTTTTAAGCTAGCAGGAAGTCTGTTGTTGAGTCCGACATCAGAAACCTTATACATACTAGCCTTTACTTTTTCACGAGCTTCCTTGTGTTCCAGGTAAGCGATGGCCTTCTTTAAGTCCCCCCTAGGAATAGAATACCTCTTCTCGTTTGCTTCCCTTGGATCGTAATAATCTTGGTTTTTTGGAATCACGAAATGCTCTTTGTTTTAGTTATGCGAAGTTAATATGGCTTATTGCTTGAGCTGTAAAGACAAAAAAGCCCCGATCTAAAACACTCTTGGCAGAGAAGCTTATAGAATTATGGGGCGATTGGCACTAATTGTGAGAATTAGTAGCTTTACAATATATAAACTTATCCTAATAATCAACTCTAATTCTTGGCAGACGCTGAAACTTATAGAATTTTCTCCCATTATTCTTTAATAAAATGGAACTTTAACGAGCTAGTATTCGTGCGCTCAAGATTCGCACGTAGGAAAACGACTCTCTGAAGAATTGACCGGAATTAAGCGCGTATTGGTCCGGTCGCCGCCTATGATTATAACTTACGGAGCGTAATCATATTAACTTTTCAGTGTTTAGATATTCCAATGGCCAATAATGGTCTGTAGGTGAATAAGGTCTTATTCGAGACTCGTATCGAACGCACTTTTTAGGATTGAAAGGGCTAAAGATTAGGCATGGTGATACTCAATGGCCCAACTGCGACTGGGAAACGAGACGGATAAGAAGAAACACTGATAGAAAGGCTGGCACCAGCTAGAAGCAAGTAGGGTAGTTCCTAAGAGTTTCACCGCCAGTAAGCTCCGTTATACCCAAAAACCAAAGGAACTAGATGTCCAAGATTGATGAGCTACTTTCCAAACAAAAGCCAATTCTCCCAAAAACCTTGCCGACCAAGAAAGAGAAGAAGAAAAAAGAATCTAACTATAATTCAGGCTGGATTGAAGTCGGAGGCCAGAGAATCTTTGTACGCTCGTCTTACGAGAAGAACTTTACTCGATTCCTTCAATACAGGGTAGAGATAGGTGAGATTAAGGGATGGGAGTATGAACCTACTACTTTTTACTTCGAAAAGATTAAAAGAGGCTGTAGTAGCTATAGGCCCGACTATCGAATAACTAATCTAGATGGTTCTCAATATTGGATTGAGTTAAAGGGATGGCTTGATCCGAAATCTAAAACTAAGCTTAAAAGATTCGCCAAATACTTCCCTGATGAAAAAATGGTGTTAGTTGAAGCGGCAGAATACAAGCAAATAGCGGCCATGTTTCACCGGATAATAGTTGGTTGGGAATAGCCCTTGCCTATTTGACTTAGATAGATTTTTGCTATATTTTAATTTTACCAAATAACTTTTTTCAGTGGGGCATCACATGATTTTAGGTCCAATTTCAGATTCACTCTATTTTTCACGTCCAGAGATTTCAAATTCAGATTGTAAACTAATCGAAAAATCCATTTCACATTACTTAAACAAAGATCAAAAAGAAGATACTTCTTCAATGGGATTCGGAAGAGCACTCCATTCTTATGTTTTAGAAGAGTCTAATTTTCATCAAAACTATATCGTGTCTCCCGAGGGGATGGACCGTCGTACTAAAATCGGAAAAGATCAATATCAACATCTTTTAGATTCTGGACGTGAAGTAATTTCCGCTTCTGATTGGAGGGAGATTAACCAACTTCGAGATAATCTAAGGGCACACCCGATGGCCAAGAATGTTTTAAATGGTGCCCAGTGTGAGGGTGTTTTAACTGGAGAGTTCGATGGCGTACCAGTTAGGGCCAAGATTGATCTTTTAAATAATGGATACGTAATTGACTTGAAGTCCTGCCAGGATGCTAGTGCTTCGGAATTTGCTAGATCAATTGGCAAGTATAATTATTATCAGCAAGCTGCTTTTTATATCGACCTTTGCGCTCAGAACGGTCTTGGTGCGACGGGGTTTCTATTCATCGCAGTTGAGCGCGGTGCCAGACAGCACGGAGTCGCTTGCTATTCCCTAGATCAACCGTCAATTGATATTGGCCGTGCCAGCTATAAGAAGAGCCTGGCGAAATATAAAGATTATTTAAACAATCCAAAACAATATGTTGGATATAGTGACAAGATCGAGAATATAGGTGCGCCTCATTGGTGTTTTCATAAAGAACAGGGAGTCTTGTAATGTCTGAAGACGTAGTTTGCATTGATTGCGAAAATGAAAGAAAGCGAGGCGATGAGCAGTTTGACCGCGCTGAAACTTGCCAAAAAGAAGTTGATCGGATTGGCGATATCTACGATTTAAAATGCGATATGCTTCGAGAAACCTTGCTGACTAACGCTCGCTTAAGAATGTTATTGCACAATAAAGGGATAGTCCACGATGATTAAGACCAATGCATTTGTCGGGCAGAAATTTGGCACCTTGACTGTAGTTGAGATTTTACCAAGTATTAAAACTTTTACAGGGCGCGAGTTAGGCAATCCTTGTAAATATAAAATCATCCTCAAGTGTCTTTGTCGTTGTGGTGATTACTGTGAGCGTGACAAGAGAGCACTAGTCGAAGGAAATCGCATGCATTGCGGGAAGCTGGATTGTAAAAATAAAAGGATGAGGAGTGCATAATAAAATTACCCGCCGACCGAGCAAGATTCAAAAACCTTACGAGTTTTATGGGTATGATTTTGGTTATTTTAATCGGAGACCGAAGACTTTTTTGATTTTAAAAAGATGCACTTGTCCGTTGGTCGTAGCGATGCCGAAAGTAAAAAGAGAATTAGTTAAAGTTAGTCATTACGACTTATTTAAAAATTAAAGGAGATATTTATGAAAAAGAAAGTAGTAGCTAAAAAGAAAGCAGTAAGAACAAAGCTTGTTATGATTAGAACTTATTCTGCCGGAGTTCACTTTGGTGAATTAGTTAGCAGAAAAGGAAAAGAGGTCGTATTAAAAAATGCCCATCGTGTATTCTATTGGTCAAATGCTTGCTCACTTTCTCAATTATCAGTCGACGGATCTACCGATCCGAATAATAAAATATCAATGGCGGTGCCAGAAATTATTTTAACTGAAGCAATTGAGATCATGCCTTTAAGTTTAAATGCCTTTAATACACTCACGAGTAAAATATGGAAAAAATAATTACTGATTTTTCTGGCTCTGGCTCTGGCTCTGGCTCTGGCTCTGGCTATGGCTATGGCTCTGGCTCTGGCTATGGCTCTGGCGATGGCTATGGCTATGGCGATGGCCCTGGCTCTGGCTATGGCTATGGCTCTGGCTCTGGCTCTGGCCCTGGCTCTGGCTATGGCTATGGCGATGGCTCTGGCTCTGGCTCTGGCTATGGCTCTGGCTCTGGCTATGGCTATGGCGATGGCTCTGGCGATGGCTCTGGCGATTAATCATGTGGAAATGTGGGGAGATTGAGATGAGCGATAAAGCAAGTGCGAATAATAAGGGAAAACAATGATCATAATTAATAAAGAAGTTTTAAAGAGTACAGCGCCTTGCGTGGAGA